GTAAAAAGCCCTGCTGCGATGATTGCGCCCGGGAACCTTCCAAGGCCCGGATATCGGGTAATCCGATAGCCCACCTGTTCCAGATGGGTGGCGGGGTGATGAAGGACTTGGAATCCACTGATCCGTTATTTATTCACGAAGACGAAGGTTATAACACTGCTGTTCTTTCGGACATGGTGAAAAAAGACATTGACGAAAAGGAGGTTTTGGTTGGAATGCCTGAAATTCCTTTTGAAGAAGAAAGCTTTTCCGATATTGCAATAGACCGTTTAAAAGCCGCCGGTCAGGGGTTACAAGATGCACCCGGCTTTGTTGCTAATTATTTATTAGAGTTTGATGAAAAAGGCCAGATTACTCCTATCAGTGCTTCTGAATTAGGTTTTGATGCTTTGAATTTAGGAAAGGGCATCCTTTCTTATGCCCAAGAAGATCCTTTAGGTTTTACGTTAGACATGATTCCAGGTATTTCTAATATTCGCGCAGGGCAAGATGCTAATGCTTTGTATGCACAAGCAGAAGAGTTAGAAGAAGAAGGGGATTTTTTAGAGGCTGCAAAAACAAGGTCTTTAGCCACTTTAAGCACGGCAGATATGTTTAACCCTCTACCGGGGGGTGTTTTTCTAAAAGGAATAATTGCCGGTCCAATGGCACGTCGAGGTAGTCAGCGTTTAAATGATCCTCGGCTCAAGGAAATAGAAGAAAGTGGAGAGACTGGGATTACAACTTTTAATCAATCACCCACTCTTTTAGAAGAAACGGTGTTTACCGAAACGGGTGCTTTTATTGGGGCTGATGGTAAACCAAAATTTGAAATAGACACGTCGAATGTGACAGTAAATAGAGAGAGTATAGCCCACATGTTTGCTAGTAGGCCGCCGGGGAAAAGCTCCAGTCCTACACCGTTGAAAAAACTTATGGATTTTCCGGAGCTTTTTGACAACTATCCTGAGTTAGCGACGATTCCCGTAAGGTTGACTGACTTGGGAGGGGGGGAAAAAGCGCGGCTTACAAGGTACGGTAATCAATACCCTGAAATTGATCTTGATCTGAATTACATAGACTATACGCCAGATCTTAAAGATTTTACCTCGTCTCTTTTGCATGAAGTTCAACACGCTGTTCAAACTATTGAAGGTTACTTAGATAGCGGCGATCTCCCCAATGATTTAATGACTAGGGCTGAATACTTGGGATTGCCCGTGGAAATTGAAGCCAGAAATGTTCAAAGACGCTTTGAAGATCCGTCTCAAAGGCAGTATTTACCAGAAACCACCGTAGATATTTTTCCAGATACGGCAAGCGACCCTGCGACCCTAAAAATGAGGGATAGTGTTCCAACTATTTTAGAATCTCGGAGCAAGCCTCCCATATCTCCTCGTCAAATGGAATTGGATGTTACACTTCCTGAACCAGTGATTAACGACACACCTCCAAGAACTCGTGGTATAGAAGGTATTTTAGACGAAGGAAGACGGGTTGACCCTTATGAACATCCTTTAGATACCCGTGATAGACGACGACGTAACCGACAACGAGGAAACAATTAATGGCTAACGGCGACCCTATTACTACAATGGTTGAAAAGGTAGAGGAAATAGAAATTCCTGATTCCTTAACCATNGAAGAGCAAGTAGAACTTGCAGCCCCTACTTCCTTTGTGCCTTCAGACGGGGGTCCGGTGGAACTGATTGAACAAGAAGATGGCGGCGTCATCGTGGACTTTGACCCCTCGGCGCTGGAAGTTGATGAAAGCGACTTTTTCCGTAATCTGGCGGAAGAAATGGACGAAGGTGAGCTGGGACGAATTTGTAACGATCTCCTGAACGAATTCCAGAGCAACAAGACTTCCCGCCATGACTGGGAGGACACTTATTCCAAGGGGATGGAGCTGCTTGGTTATGTCTATGAAGAACGCACGATGCCTTTTCGGGGTGCAACCGGTGTAACCCATCCGTTGCTGGCCGAGGCGGCTACCCAGTTTCAGGCCCAAGCGTTTAATGAGCTATTACCTGCGGACGGTCCAGTACGCACAACGATCATGGGGGAAAGAACCAAGGAAAAGGAGGAGCAAGCGGTTCGTGTGAAGGAGTTTATGAACTACTACATCATGGATGTGATGCAGGAATACACCCCTGAATTTGACCAGATGCTGTTCTATTTGCCATTAGCGGGGTCTACGTTCAAGAAAGTCTACTATGACGAGGGTCTGGACCGTGCGGTCAGTAAATTTGTCCCGGCAGAGCAACTGGTTGTGCCTTATGAGACAAGTAACCTGGAAACCTGCCCCTGTATCACCAATATTGTCCCCATGGACCTGAATGAGTTACGGAAATTACAGATATCCGGCTTTTACCGCGACATCGAGGTTTTGCCCTCCCAGCTCTCTGATAACGACGTAGTACGAGAACAGGATAAGATTCAAGGGGTTAGCCCCACAAACATGGAATATGACGCTAATCTGCTGGAATTTCATGTAGATTTGGATCTCCCGGGCTTTGAAGAAGTGGATGAAGAGAACGAACCCACCGGTATCAAGGTCCCTTATCTCGTTACTATTGCAGAAGATGCCAATAAGATTTTGTCCGTTCGACGTAACTATGATGAGGAGGATGAGCTTAAAACTAAAATCCAGTATTTTGTTCATTACAAGTTCCTCCCCGGGTTTGGTTTTTACGGATTAGGGCTAATTCATGCCATAGGTGGTCTGTCACGTACAGCTACTGCCGCATTACGGCAATTGATTGATGCAGGGACGCTTTCCAACCTCCCTGCCGGGTTCAAGGCCCGTGGACTACGGGTTCGGGATGATGCAGACCCCTTGCAGCCCGGTGAGTTCAGGGATGTGGATGCCCCAGGAGGTGCCATTCGTGACAGCCTGATGCCGTTGCCGTTTAAAGGCCCGGATAGGACTTTGTTTGAGTTACTGGGTTTTGTGGTGGACGCAGGTCAACGCTTTGCCACCATAACTGACCTGAAAGTGGGTGATGGCAACCAACANGCGGCGGTAGGAACTACCGTGGCTATGCTGGAGCAGGGAAGCCGCGTGATGAGTGCAGTGCATAAGCGACTGCATTATTCCATGCGCAAGGAGTTCAAGGTTCTGGCGAGAGTCATGCACGAATCGTTGCCACAGGAGTATCCNTTTTCGGTAGTGGGTGGTGACAAGCGAGTAATGGCGGCGGACTTTGATGACCGCATAGATGTTCTGCCGGTTTCTAATCCCAATATCTTTTCCCAGTCCCAAAGGATTGCGCTGGCACAGGCTCAACTGGATTTGGCGTTGCAAGCCCCTGATATGCATAATAATTATGAAGCCTTTCGCCGGATGTATGAGGCGTTAGGGGTACGTGATATTGACAGGATTCTTAACACTCCAAGCACCGCACAGGCGGTTCCCAAGGACCCTGCTCAAGAAAACATTGACGCTTTGGAGAAAACCGACCTAGAGGCGTTTGAAGGGCAGAACCATGACGCACATATCATGGCCCATCTTACTTTTGGTGCTTCCCCGATTGTGTCGCAGTCTCCGGATATTGTTACAGCACTCCAGAAGCACGTAACACAACATGTTAAACTGAAATCTCAAGAGATTACGATGACCGAATTTGAAAAACGGTCCAACGGAGAGGCTCCCAGTGATGAAATGTTGCTTGAAATGGAAGTCTATATGGCTCAGTTGATCGCCCAGGAGTTACAGCAGGTACGGCAGATCAGTCAACAGATTGTAAACGGCCCGGGAGCCGAAGAAGAAGGCCCAGACCCGTTAATTGCCTTGAAACAGCAAGAAATAGACATAAAAGGGCAGAAAACACAGGCCGATATTGCCATTGACCAAGGTAAATTGAATCTGGAAGGTCAAAAGATGGCTCAAAGGGGTCAGCAGTTCGATGAACGGATAGATTCGCAGGAAAAACAGACCACAGAGCGGATAGAGGCGTCAGATCGGCGCGAAAACATGAGATTAAGACAAAAAGCAGGAGAAACCCCATGAGTAGAGTCAAAACAGGTGGCGCTCCACCTCGAAAAACCCCCAAAGCGACTAAATTTGAGGTAATCAAGGGTCAGGGAAAGGTTCCCTTTAGCGATTACAAGGAAATTCCTACTCCAAAGAACCTTGGAAAGGGCAAAGTGACTACCGGAACCTCCCGTGGCATGGGTGCCATGCTGCGTGGTGGAAAATTTACCATTAATTAGGTGATATATGCCACTTAAAAAAGGTAAGAGCAAGAGAACAGTCAGCCATAANGTAAAAAAGCTGAGAAGCGAGGGTTATCCGCAAAAGCAGTCGGTTGCGATTGCCCTGAATACNGCNGGAAAACGGAAAAAAGGCTCGCGTANACGTTCTGGAGGAAGATGCCATGGCTAGAATAGTGCTTATTTTAATGATGCCCCTTTTTGTGGGCTGCACCCAGATTGAAGGTCTTGCGGTGAGCGAGGGGGACAATGCTTTTGCGTGTCTGAGAGGCGAATCCTCTGGTACAGCAGGGGTCTTTGGTGGAAACCTGAGCGGGATTACTGTGGAAGTACCGGCAACTGTAGATACAAGTGACTGGCGGGCCGAAGACTGGGTTGCCTTGGCCGAAATTTGTGATTAACAATGCCGAAATTTTTGGTTTTGTTGGTCGTTATCTGGCTTGGCTTGTACCCCGTTTCCGTGCATTCTTCTTTAGTGGAAATAACCCTAGAAGATGACATGGAAAAACTGATCGCTATGCTTAAACGGCACGAGGGGGTAAAAAAACACGCCTATAAAGACAGTTTGGGTGTGTTGACGATAGGATGCGGCAGGAATATTTCTGACACTGAAGAGCATCACGGATTAGGGATTAGTGATGACGAGATCGACTATATGCTCCAGAACGACATTGAGCGTACTATCAAGGAATTAAGTTCAGAATATCCGTGGTTTAACGACCTTGAGGACGGTGCTAGAAAAGACGGAATCATCAATATGCACTTTAATCTGGGACGATTTCGTTTTTCAGGGTTTAAAAAAGCGTTAGGCCACATGGAAA